CAACGTATTCAAGTAGACTTAAATTAGAACTTCAAGGCACAGGTGAAAACGCAGGTACTTGGGGTGATAAAACTAATAATAATCTTGATGTCTTAGATGCGTTTGCAGCAGGATATTTATCTAAAAGTGTAGCAGGCTCTGCTGATGTAACTTTAACCACGGCCAATGCCTCTGCTACTTCTGAATCTTCTAATAAAGTTATTGAACTCACAGGAACTCTTACAGGTAACATTACCGTTTTTATTCCTGCGAAAGAAAACAATTACATTTTTTTTAACAATACAGCAGGTTCTTACAGCGTTACGATAGCTGCTACAGGTCATACTGCTAATGGTGTGGCTATCACTCAAGGTGGTCATGCACAAGTGTATTGTGATGGATCTTCGGATTTTAATGTTGTTAATTTATACGACTCTATGGGTAGTATCACATCAAGCCTTGCAACTTTTACAGGTAATGTCGCTATCTCTGATAGTAAATATATTAACATTGGAGCAGGTTCAGATTTACAAATCTATCATAATGGCACTAATAGTTTTATTGAGAACAATACAGGTGAGCTATATGTTCAAGGTGATAACATCACTGTTCAATCCGATACAGGCACTGAAACTTTCTTAACAATGGATGTTAATGATGGTGTGGACATTTATTATAATAATGACAAAAAATTTGAAACAACCTCAGCAGGTGCTACGGTGACTGGAGCCTTAACAGTTTCAACAACAATTGCAGCAACCAACATTGGTAATATCACCGCTAGAAATCTTATTACAACAGCAAGCACAGGTACTCCTAGCAATGGAACTGGATCGGATGGAGACTTTTACCTCATTCATGACTCGTAATGGCAAGCGAATGGTATTACAAAGTTTCTGGTGCTTGGAAAACAGTCAATCAAGCTTTTTTTAAATCCTCAGGTGCTTGGAAAGAAATTCAAGAAGGCTACATCAAAGTCAGTGGTGCTTGGAAACTATTTTACACCGCTTTCGTCGCTACTTCTTTTACTGATCAACAATCTTCAACAACAGCAGTTGTTCCTCAAGGTGCTAATGCTATTCACGTACAAGCAGCCGTCGGCGGCGGTGCAGCAGGTGTATCAGGTGCAGAATATGATAAATCAGGGGGTGAGTCGGGGGGCACAGGTGGTGGCTCAGGTGCTTATGTTTCCGATAAAGTTTTTAGTGTTACGGAAGGAGAAACCTTGACTTTAACCATTGGAGCGGCTGGCACTAATAGTCAGCAAGGTTCTTACCCTAATTACAGTGCAGAAGGTGGGGGAACCACTGTTCTTTTTGGTAGCACAACAGGTAGTATTTTTTCTTTAGCAGGTGGCGGCGGAGGTGGTTCATCAGGTGGTTCTTCACCTAACGGATCACGTCGTACAAACACTCCCTCTTCAGGTGGCTCCGCTACGATTAGCGCAACTCCCGTAACATCTGGTACATTTAGAGAATCTAATGGTGCCTCTGTTACATTTGCTACAGCGACTACACTAGATCAAGGACCCACGAGCACTTTTAATGAATCAGGTAATGGCGTAGCGGGTACACTGGGTGAAAACTGTAATGGTGATAACTGTCAACAAACAGGTGGTGCTGGTGCTGCTTCTTATGATGGTAATATTCAGGGTGGTGCTGGTGGTCCCGCAGGTGGAACTTCAGGCGCAGGATCAAGAGGTTCTGGAGGCGGTGGTGGTGGAGCACAACCTCAATCAGCAGGCGGTGCAGGAGGCACGGGTCAGATTAAATATCGATTCTTACGAATCAATTAAATGTTTTTACAGAATTATTATTATTACTTTCAAAAAGCGTTATCTCCTGAGTTTTGTGATAAAATCATCGAACAAGGCAAACAACAAATTATTGAAAGTGCAACCGTAGCAGACAGTAATCTCCAAAAAGCAAGAAAATCTTCAATTGCATGGATGCAAGATGATTGGCTATATCAAGCCATAGAACCTTTTATACAAGAAGCAAATGTCAAAGCAGGTTGGAACTTTGACTGGATGGCATCCGAGTCTTGTCAATTTACTATTTACAAAGAACAACAATATTACGACTGGCATCAAGACTCACATCAAATGCCTTATGATAAGCCTGGTAGTCCTGAACACGGTAAAATAAGAAAACTTTCTGTGACTGTTTCTTTAGAGGATGGTGACAAATACGAAGGCGGTAATTTAGAATTTGATTTACGTAATCGTGATGATAGTAAATCACACATTTTATCTGCAACAGAAGCAAGAGCAAAGGGATCAATTATTGTTTTTCCTTCTTTTGTTTGGCATCGAGTAACACCTGTGACTAAAGGCACTCGTTATTCATTAGTAATATGGAGTATTGGTCCACAATTTAAGTAATGAATTTTAAAATAAACAATTGGTTTGGAAAGCCTGTCTTTATTACAAAGATAGATAATTATGAAAATATTAACCAAGAAATCATTAACTTGTTAAAAAAAGATATTGAACCTACTGAAAATCAATTTGCTCGTACTACTGATATACAATTAAAAGAAACTAATAAATTTACAGACAATCTTCACACTCACCCTAATTTCAAAAATTTATTTTACGCTATAAACCAACAAATTGAATTTTTTTTAGATGCTCATCATTACAATATGAAAATATTTAACGCTTATATAACAAAAGCTTGGGCAACTTTTTCTACAAAAAACCAACATATTGCTAGTCACAAACATACCGCAAGTCATTTTAGTATGGTTTATTATGTAGATGCACAAAATCAAGGAAACATTATCTTTGAACAAGAAAAATCTAAAAATGGAATGTATATTCCTGCTAATGATAAATACTACAAAGGTTGGAGCGATATTAATTATGCTTCTACAAAGTATCCTTCGGAAACAGGAGGATTAATTATTTTCCCTAGTGAATTACTACATTACACAGAAGAAAATACACAAGAAAGACCACGCATCAGTATTTCTGCTGATGTTTTATTAACAATGAAACCAGGAGTAAAGTCAGAACATTGTCTGCCTAGTCCTGATACATGGAGAAAAATATGTTAGAAGGCGATCTGAAAGATCATAATATTAGACTATATTTAGGCATGCCAATGTATGGTGGTATGTTAAGTGAAAACACCTTACATGGTGTTTTAGGACTACAAACCTGGACATATCAGCAAGGTGTAGGAATGAAACTACAAACCATGGGCAATGAGTCCTTAATTACTCGGGCCAGAAATACGATTGTATCCATGTTCTTAGATGATCAAAATTATATTGGTACACACTTATTATTTATTGATGCTGATATAGGCTTTCAACCTGACAATATTGAACGACTCATACGGGCAGATCAAGATATTGTCTGTGGTATTTATCCACGTAAATGTATTCATTGGGATCAAGTCGTAAACGCTTTTCGTAAAAACCCTAGTATTACTGCTGATGAAATATCCTACAAAGCACTAGGATATAATTTAAACTTCGAAGATCCACAAAATGTTAAACTCAAGAATGGTTACTGTGAGGTTATGGAAGCAGCGACAGGAATGATGCTCATTAAACGTGATGTGTTTAGAAAAATGCAAAAAGCTTATCCTGAGCGTAAATACAAATCCGATCAGATTATCAATGGTAAACAGTGGCGATCTGATAACTGTTATGACCTGTTTGGTGTAGGAAAAGTAGACTGGGATGCTAGTGAACGATACCTCAGTGAGGACTATTATTTTTCTAGACTATGGTCCAAAATAGGTGGTAAGATATGGGCGGACATCGCTTCGCCATTACAGCATCATGGTAGTATGCATTTTAATGGTCACGTAGGGTCCATGTTTAGCTTTGCCAATGACACTAACAAAAATAAAACTACAACCAGGGATACAGAAACAGACCAGTAACTTAGGTGCATCTGGTGGGTATACTGATTGTGATAATGTAAGATTTCGATATGGCTTACCTGAAAAGATAGGTGGCTGGGAAAAGACTGTCGATGATAAACTCATTGGTGTGGCTCGTGATGCTCATCACTGGGTAGCGTTAGATGGTACACGTCTTGCTGCTTTGGGCACTGATAAAAAATTATACATTTACGCTAACGATATTCTCTACGACATTACACCTGAGCGTCAGTCAAATACTGCTGTCAGTAATATCTTTACCACGACGAATGGTTCTGCTAACGTCACCGTAAACGTTAATGGTCATGGCGCTAATGAAGGTGATATTGTCACCTTTTCTGGTACAACAAGTTTATCCGGTACAAGTTTTACAGCAGAACAATTTGATCGTAGTTTTGAAGTTCAATCTGTTACCAACACCAATGCATTTGTCATAACTCAAGATGTATCAGAATCTACAGGTTCAGTTACGACAGGTACAGCGACTGCAAGTTTTGACATTAATATTGCTCCTGCTTTCTCTACTTTTGGATATGGTTGGGGTACATCGACATGGAATACATCTACCTGGGGTACAGCTCGTTCAACATCATCGGTGACACTGGATGGACGAGACTGGTCCTTAGATAACTTCGGTGAATTGTTAATTGCAACGGTGCTTGATGGTTCTACGTTTCAGTGGTCACCAACCACGGACGGACTATCAGGTAAAGCAAGTCTTGTTACAAACGCTCCTACAGCATCGAAGTTTTCCTTAGTATCAACACCTGATCGACATTTAATTTTATTTGGTACAGAAAAAACTATCGGCACAGGTTCTTCTCAAGATCCCTTACTTTTACGTTTCTCATCACAAGAAGATATCAATACTTATCAACCTGCTGCAGAAAACACAGCAGGCTCTCTTCGTGTGCAAGACGGTTCGACTATTGTCGGTGCAGATAAAGCTCGTGGTCAAATCCTAGTTTGG